GTTTTGGTGTGAACATCATAAACCATTCGTCCAAACAATATGTTTTTGGAAACCTGTTCATTCTCCATTTTTTTTGCAAAACTGACCATCTTTTTCAGATAGTACAGCTGCAACGGGGAACGAACTGGCTCAACACATTTTTTAAGGACTGATTTAGTGTACCTAAATATTGAAATTGACGCCATCACCAAGAATCTGACGTTCTGTAATAATTTTGAAGTTGATCTCCTGTCTTCCATGTAGGTTGCAATTATGACTCCCAAAGTATCTGTTTGATCATTATTGATGGAATCAAAAAGATCAGTGTTCTCCTGTTTACTATCGGTGGGATCATCATGGTGGACATATGTTGTTCTATATTTCATTATACAAAATGAATAGTATGCCATCAATATTTTATCATAGCATCTCAAGTAATGGTCAAGTCGGTGTGCATCAACTGATAACCAGTGACTGTGGGAAAATGTTACACTGTTTATTAGTCTCTTAAAAGCCCACTGAGGTTGAATCAATTCACTTGATAAATAATCATTGTCAATTAAAACTTTAAACCACACTTGACTAGGTAATTCACCTGTCCTTAGCTTTGCACCTTTATATAAGAAGATGTAGACCCCTTTGATTCCTGTTGGTTTAATTATGTATTTGTTTTTCCTATCTTTTCTGAGTGAGTTGATGTTCACTTCTCTGTAAATGCTTTGGCATACTTTAACATAATCTAAACCAAACCCTGTCAATTCACTCAAGGTGGATGAATCATTGTAGAAATTGTTGGTTTTCAATATTGTGTCTCTCTCTGATAGTCTATAGAGAAGAACACTTAATTCTGAAACATTAACATCATAAGACATAGAGTACATAGTGTGTTCTTTTTGTTTTGCAGCGTGTTCAGGATAGAGGTCTGGTCGCTTTGCATATTTTTTTCTATTTGGACCCTCCAATGCAATCTCTCTTTTATATTCAGGAGACAAATTGCAACGGAATGGGAAATCTTCATTAGTGACTATCTTTGAGGATGTCTTGAGGAATGCTGAAGCAAAGTGCGCCATTATA